CAAATACCTAGGTACTAAATCTCCAACTACCAGTACAGCGGATCAACCTACTTATGACACAATTGATCCTACTAATATTCAAGACTTGCTATTTTTGGAAAACCGAGATAGAAAATATGAAACCGAAATATATCGGTTAAAAGGCAAATATGAAGTTCAGAACATCGATTTTAACGTAAGTCAATTTGGATTATTCATCGATAATGATACATTATTTTTAACTGTACATATTAACGACTTTATCACTCATATTGGACGAAAGCCTATTAGTGGGGATGTAATAGAATTACCAAACTTACGTGATGAATTTGCATTGAACGATCATGACGTAAGTTTGCCTAGATATTATTCTGTTCAAGATGTCGGGCGTGCTAGTGAAGGATTTAGTGCAACATGGTATCCTCATTTATATCGACTACGGCTAAAGAAGATTACGGCGAACCAACAATTTGCAGACATTACGAATGCCCCAATCGGGGATGATGGCGATTTATTCGTGGGAGAATTTGTAGAGGGCGAATTGTATTACCCTGGTCAAATTGTACGACACAATGGATTGTTATATCAAGTGAGAAATTCAGTACCTTCAACCGGTACTTCAATTTCTCCACCAAATCAAACAGTGTGGGCTATGTATAGTGGCATAACTTTAGAATCATTATTAAGCACTCGTGATAAAGAGTTACAAATCAATGATGCGGTGTTATTACAAGCCGAAATGGATAGTCCAAAAAGTGGGTATGAAACTCGACATTATTTTACATTAGCAGTGGATGAAAATGGAAAACCTGTGTTAATTCCGGATGTGAACAATACCATGGTTAATGCTACTCCTATACGAAGTGGTTATACTGGTTATCTATTAGGCGATGGATTCCCACCTAATGGTTATGTATTTGGTCATGGAATACAATTCCCAGAAGCGCCAGTAGCGAATGATTTTTATTTACGCACTGATTTTCTTCCAAATCGATTATTCCGTTTTGATGGCAATAATTGGATAAAGTGGAATGATAATGTCCGAATGTCTATGACCAATAATAACATGCGTATGACACAACGCACAGGCTTCATAAACAACACTACATATACTTATACCGATGAAACCGGGTTTGATGCAATACAACTTCAAGAAAACGTTACAATCATCGATACTAACATCGTGTACCATATTCCAAAATACATTACAATACGGTTGGAAAACATTCATTTAGACTATGCAACCGAAGAGTTCCCAGAGTTAGTGGTCCCATATGAAAAAAATGGTATTGAATATATTCGTATTATGTTGCCTGCAAGCAATAAAATGCAAGACATGATTCCAACTACTGGTATGTGGATAATTGGGACATACTCCGATCGAGTATCCGAGAGACAAGCATTGAGTAAAGTATTGCGTCCGGTTGGTAAATTATCTCCTGTTACCAAATTTAAATATTACGACCTGGTTAAATCGGATGAAATGGAATTAACGCAGGGAACAATTGCTATATTAACTACAATACCATATGTTCGTGCACCATTCGTAACATTGCGTAATGCAAACACCCAATTAGATTATTCTACACTAGAATATCCAATTATTCAATCCTATGATAAAGATGGAACACCATGTATATTATTACGATTACCAATTATTAATGGTGTACAAAATAGTATTCCATATAGTGATACTTGGTTTATTGGATTATATAAACGACGCGAAGAACAGATTCCGGGAGTTAATAACATGTTAGCAAGTAAGCCCGTGGCAGATTTGTAAGGAGCGGTGATGCAATATTTTTATGATGGTCAAATTCGACGATATGTATTACAAACTATTCGAGCACTAAGTAATTTTGCGGTACGATACGGTGATGGTACGCTGGTACGCGTTCCGGTAATGTATGGTGATATGGATCGCCAAGTGGCCACTATCCTTTCGCAAAATAGCGAGAATATAATAAATTCATGTCCACGGATTGCAGTATATGTAACTCAATTGACATTGGATCGTGAACAACTTAGAGATTCTACTTATGTTGGAAAAGTGCACATTCGAGAACGGGACACCGATATCGATCCATATACTGGGAACCTTATATATAATACAAATCAAGGACGGAATTATACAGTAGAACGTGGCATGCCTGTCCCATATAAATTGTCCATGAAAGCAGATATTTGGGCAGCAAGCACAGAACAAAAACTACAAATTCTTGAACAAATATTAATTTTGTTTACGCCGAGTTTGGAAATTCAAACCACTGATAATTATATTGATTGGACTAGTTTATCCATATTAAATTTGAGTGACGTTATTTGGAGTAGTAAAACTTTACCCGTTGGTACTGAATTGCCGATCGATGTAGCTACACTAATGTTAGACGCGCCAATTTGGATTAGTGCCCCAGCGAAAGTGAAACGTCTTGGAGTGATTACCAAAATTATTACTAGTGTATATGATACCGTAGATACTACCTGGACTGGAATTGATGCCCTTGGTGCTGATCCCAATCGTGGTGGTACTACAACGTTTACTGATTTATTATATCGTGAGATAACTACAATAACTGATTATAAAATACAAGTATATGATGGGAAGGCCATGTTATTGGGGGCGCATGAAAACGTGTTACCTCGAAATGCACCATTATCTATACCCGTAAAACAGGGACTACCCATCAATTGGAAAGAGGTGTTTGAATTATATCCAAATAATACATTAACTAGATTAAGTAAACTTTTTCTAACCCAAAAGGGTGGTTATGAAGTTATTGGTACTATTGAATTAGATGCTATTGATCCAACTATTTTAAATGTTGAATGGGATGTAGACACATATCCAGCAGATGACATGATAATTACTACGGGAGATCGTGAATCTGGGGGTGGTCGAAGTGCCGGGACCTTTGATGCTATTATTGACCCACAACGAATATGCCCCGGGAATGGGATTGCTGATTTACGCCCAGGTGACAGATTTTTGATCATTGAAAATATTGGTAGTATTGTTAATCAAAATGGACCAAGCGCTTGGAAAAATAACGATGGGTCAGATTTTTATGCCACAGCGAATGATATTATCGAATGGCAAACTACCCATTGGGCTGTTATATTTGATTCAGCTTCAAGCAATGATACCCTAATATATCAAACAAACATATATAATGGTAAACGCATACAATATTGTTGGAATGGAATGTCATGGGTGAAAAGTTTCGAAGGGGAATATGATAAAGGACAATGGCGAATCGAGTTGTAACTTCAAAAATTACGTGCAGTGGAGCATTATTCTATTCCAAGGTTACGGGACGAGTGTTATTGTTACAAAAAGCCACTGGTAAACATCTTGGAACCTGGGGATTGGTGGGTGGAACCAATTTACCAACTGAAACCCCATGGCAAGGATTAGTGCGAGAAGTGCACGAAGAGATTGGGATGTTTCCGTATGTTATTAAAACATTACCAATTGAAACCTTCGTAAGTAACGATAGGATATTTAATTTTCATACCTATTTGTGTATAGTAGAAGATGAATTTATTCCAGTGTTAAGTAAAGAGCACTGTGCATGGGCATGGAGTATGTTAGATATGGCTCCCCGTCCACTTCATCAAGGGTTACGAAATAGTTTATCTAATATCTTAGTGAAAACTAAATTACAAACGGTATTTGATATCATTGAATTAATATGAAGTAAGGAGAAATAGGATGGCTATTTTACATGCGGGGCATGAAGCGGGGGCGGTGCGATTGGATTCTTCCGCTGGGTATACTACCGAAGCTGGAACTTATAATTCAACCCATAGTAGGTCCGCAATTGTTGCATGGGGGCAAATTAATGCGTGTGCAAACATAGATGTAACGGCCAACTTTATCGAGACTGACGTATGGTTCCACGGGGTTGGAATCAATGCACTGTATACTACTGGCGGGGATGTTGGTGAGACTGGTGCATCTATATTAAGATTTATTAATGATGGGGGGGCAGCAATCATTGATATATTGGTTACCACTCCTGGATCATGCACGTTACGATTATTTGGAAACGTGCAAACTGATATGATAATATCTGGTATGGTTGAGACCAACATACGGAATCGCACAATTGATATACAAGCATGGGTTGCAGGAGAATTCTTATACGCCCGTGTTTTTATCAATGGGGAAGAACGGGTGACAGCGCAGGCGAGTGGGGTTCCTGGTATACTCTCCTCTATTCGGCTTGGGTCTGCGTGCGCATCTACCTCAGTGCAATGGTATTATCGACATTGGTGCTGGTCGGAATTGATCGTTGCGACGGAAGATACTAGGGGAATGTATGTTAAAACCACTTGGCCCATTGGAGCGGGGCAATATTCAGAAAGCATTGGCGGTTACTCGAATGTAGATGAAGTAATCTCTGATGCTTTAGTAGCAGAGTTTGTAGCAGCCGATCAACGGCTGACTGTTACGCATTCTGGGATAGGAACGCCAACTGGTCAAGTATTAGCAGTTGTTATTAATGGTAGAGCAAACAGTGACGCAACCACCATGCCCGTTCGGCTATTGCGCGTTGGTAACCAAGATTTCACGGGGAGTACTCCTG